TCGCCACCAGGGGCGTCGCAGAGGTGCGCAGACCCACGCCATGGTTCACGCCACTGCCGGAACTCACGGCAATGCTGGAGGCCACCTTCTGGAGGTAGAGGCGCAGCAGGGCGCCGTCGTTCTTCAGCTCGCGGTCGCGCACCAGGTAGACGGTGTTGTTCCCCACCAGGTCGCAGACCGTGCCGAGGTCGCCTGCTCGGACGGCGGCGAAATCCGCCGCCCTCACCAGGACCGAGGTGATGCCCGTGACCACCTGCACATGAGCCTCGGTGGACCGGCCCGCGAAATCATCGCTGACCAGGCCCAGGTCACGCTGGCAGGGTCCGGAAGCCCAGCCGAACGACGCCGTCAGCCCGTCAAAGGCGAGCATCTTGGCGAGGACGGCCGGCGAGGTGGGCATCACTTCATCCCGAAGAGCGCCACGGCTGCAATGTACTCAGGGGAGACGGTGCCGCCAATGGTGAAGTGGGCGCGGATGAAGGGGCCGATCTTGGAGCGGTGGAACGCCTTCTTCTGGATGGAGCCCGTCGTGGTGAGGCCAGTGAAGGCCCCGCCGGTCACATCGGCATAGGTCCGGGCCAGCGTGGCGATGGTGAAGGCGTCCGTGTTCACGAAGGCCGTCTCGCCCGCCGTGAGCAAGAAGCTCACATAGGGGCTGGTGAAGACCGTGCCGACCGTCGCGGTGCCCAGAGAGCCTGATGCGCCGCCCACAACGGCGGCCTCCGTTGCACTGCTGAAGGTGATCGTGATGTCTTCGGCCAGTGTGTCCGGACCAGCCTCGATCTGCGTGCAGGTCCCGTCGCCGGTGCCCACATAGCCGACCGTGTCGATAAGGTTCGCGTCCGGCGCGTGCTGGAGCTTCACGGCGAGGGTGGGATTCGTCCCGGCGATCTTGATGCCAGTCATGACCACCATGAAGTCGCGGTCCAGAGTGCGAATGTCCACGCCAGCCTTCGCGCCCGTGGCGGTGATGGAGCCAGCGGTCCAGATGTTCTTCAGCTCGCTGGCCGGGGCAAAGTAGGTCTCAACGGGCACGGCGGCCTCCCTTCCGGCTCGGGGCCGGCTCGTCTTCACGGTTTTCGATTTCGGGTTCCTGGTGCTGAATGCGCGGGGGCGGGTCCACCACCAGGTCGGCGGAACCGCGGGTGAGCAGCTGCTTGGCGAAGAACGCATCCACCTCCACCACATCGCCGGGGAAGGCGTCCACGCCGCCCCCAAGTGAGACGCCGCGCAGGATGATGATCTTCACTTTGCTCATGGAACCTCCAAGGCTCCCGGGGCAGGCTCTCGCCCACCCCGGGCACCAGGTCATCAGGCCAGGGTCGCGCCCGTCGCCTTACAGAAGCTGTGGTCGTGGCGGAAGATGATGTCCACCATGCCGAAGCTGGTGGCCTCGATCATGCCCTGCTTCTTCAGCCGGTAGGGGTCCAGCACCACTTCGACGCCAGGGCCGAAGGCGCCAATGATCGCGTCGCCGTGATTGCCGAAGACGATGCCATGCTCGGAGCCGCCGGTGGCGGTGGAGCCGTTCATCAGGCTGGAGACCTGGTTGGACGCCAGGGCGCGGTGGCCGCACACGGTGCCCTCTTCCAGCATCCCGCGCCAGATCGTGTCCGAGCCGGCCGCGCTGAAGGACAGCGTCTGCAGCAGCTTGTTCGCCATGCCGATCGTGGTGATGAAGGCCAGATTGCCCTGGAGGGCATTGTCCTTCGCCACTTCGGCGACCATGTCGAGCATCTCACCGTAGGCGACGGCGCCGCCCATGGCCTTCGTGTTGATACCGCTGATGCCGTACAGGCCCAGAGGTTCCGCCGTGCCAGCGCCGTGAATGTAGGCGCGGTCCCAGGCCAGGGCGTGCGCCGTGGCAAGGTCGTTGCGGATGATGCTCTCAGCATCGGCCACGCCCAGGACTTCCAGCTGGCGGCTGAAGCTCGTGGTGGCGATGTAGGTGTTCGGGGTCAGGGTCACCGTGTCGAAAGTCGCGTCGCTCTCGCTCGCGTCCGCACCAGAGTTCTCAGCCTTCCAGGCACCCGAGGAACCGCCCGTCTGCCGGGGGAAGCTCAGGGCCGAGGTCAGGCCCGACAGGAACCGGGCACCAGCGCGGATGGCGACGGAGCGGTTGCGGAACAGCTCGATGAGTTCGCCGCCATAGACGGTGTAATTCAGCTCGGCGCCGGCGGTGGAATTGATGGAGTCGAGGCCCGCGCGGGTGGCGAAGGGCACGATGATGCCGCCGCGGTAGGAGTAGTTCGCCGGCATCAGCGGGCGGAGAGCTTCAGAGACCTCGCGCTCCAGGCCGCCAGCGGCGGAGGGGCGGTTCTCCAGCCGGGCCACCTCGCTGAAGATGGCGCGGGCCATGTTGTACTCCCGGACCTCCTTCTTGGACAGGCCCAGGTCTTCCAGGCTGCCGCCGGCGGGGATGGGCTTGGGAGCGCGCTTGCGGCTCTCATCCATCAGGCGGGTGTTGATCTCGCCGCTGGGGGTGCCGGAGCCGATCAGCTCGCGGGCCACATCTTCGAGGCCCAGGGCGCGGCCCAGTTCGAGGGCGGCCATCACTTCGCGGGCGGCGCTGGTGCGCAGCTGCTCGATGCTGGCGGGTTCAGGGGTAGGGGCCGCCTGGGGGGCGACCGCGGGGGGGTTCAGTTCGGCCGGCATGGCGCGGACCTCCGTGGTTGCGGCCGGAACGGCGGCCGTGGTGGGGTTGGGAGCGGACCCATCCTCAGGGTCCAGGGATCGGCCGACACCCACGGAATCATCCGCGGGCACGGCGACGAAAGAGACTTCCATGGGCTCCCAGCGGACGGCCCGGATCTTGTCCGGCGCGCCGTGGCTGCCCTTCGTGGTTTCGTACTTTCCGATGGAATAACCGATACTGATCTTGGACCGGATGCCGTCCACCACATCCTGCAGGATCTCGGAGGCGCGGATGCTGCGGCCGAAGCGGAGGGTGCCGCGCAGCACGCGGTCCTCGTCCAGCCGGACATTCTCCACCACGCCGACCTGGTCGCGGGTGTTGTGGTCCATGAGGACAGGGGCGCCCGACTTCATGCGGCCCAGGTCCACCGAGCCCTTGCCGTGGTCCAGGATCTCAGTCCCGAACCAGCGCTCCACCGGAGCTTCGCTGGACATCGCCACTTCGACGGTGCGGGCGGTTTCGTCCACAGAGTCGCGCTGGAACTCGGCTTCGCGGATGTAGGCCCCGCGGATTTCACGCTGCATCGGCATCGGGATCCTCCTTCTGCTGCTTCGGGGGTTCGGTCTCCAGGGACACGCCCAGTTCCGCGGCCAAGGCTTCCTCATCGGCGACCTGGCGCAGGGTCTCTTCCAGGTCCTCGCCCTGGGCGGCCAGCAGGCGGCCTCGGGTGGTCAGGCGCAGGCCCAGCAGGATCGCGGCGGACTCGGCGTCCTTCTTGGGGTCCACCCAATCCCAGCCCCGGGCCACCCATTGGGCCGACTGAAGGTCACGGAGGGCGAGCCCTGAGGGGACGGACACCTCACCGGAAGCCACGGCATAAGGGATCCACGCGGCGAAGACGCGCTTGCACAACTTGTCGATGACGAGCCCCTGGATCTCCCGCCAGTGGTCCCGCTGCTCCAGTTCACCCTGGCGGATGCTGGAGAACGAAACCTCCGTGTAGTCCGAGGCCAGCGCTGCGTAGCTCACGCCCAGGCCCGACGCCACGCCCTTGAGCATGGCCTTGCTGAACTCCCCGAAGGCTGTGGTGGGGTGCTGAATCTCAGGGGTGACGATGTCCTGCCCGGGCTCCAGGCCCAGGTAGGTCACCGGCCCGCTCAGGATCTCGGCGGCCTTGGCCGAAGGGGAGATGTCGCAGGGCTCGACGCCCGGCCCCACAGCCTCCTTGATGAAGGCGATGCGCTCGGCCTCATGCCGAGCCGCTGCCACCTCAGCCTCCCAGTAGGCCGACAGCATGGAGAGCAGGTACATCACTGAAGCCGCCCAGGGCACGCCACGGGTCTGGTTCGCGCGCTCGGGGTCGTAGATGTGGATGATCTGGTCGGCGGGGATGCGCTGCCGCGTCTGGGCCGACACCGTAGAGCCCGTGCCAGGCAGGCCGCGCTCCGTCGTGTCGGTGAAGTGGTAGGCCACCGGGCGGGACCAGGCATCCAACTCCACGCCCATCACGATGGGGCCGCGGCCCTTCGCGGGGCCGTCGTTGAAGTTGTGGTCCAGAAGGTCGGCGTCCAGGAACTGCAGCAGCATCCCCATCTCACCGACGCCGCGCAGGACACGGATGAAACATTCGCCGTCGAGGGCGGTGGCGCGCAGGGCCTGGCGTTGGACTGCCGGCCAGGTGTAGCGCCCGCAGACCGTGGGGGACTCGCCCCACGCTCGCCAGGCCGATTCGATGCTCGCATTGGTGGTTTCGACCAGGGCGCCGCGACGCTTGCGGACCTTGGACTGCAGGGTGATGCCCTTGGCCCCGACCACGCCGGCGCCGATGACACGCAGATAGCGGCGCATGTAGGGCGTGTTCTTCGCCAGGTTCCGGGAGTGGGCGCGCAGGGCGCCCAAGTCCTTGCGGATTTCCTGATCGGCGCGCTGCAGCTGTGTGATGAAGCTCTGGGTCCGGCCCAGCTGGGCGCCCAGGTAGTCCCGGCGATCCCGCTTGGCGGGACGGAACAGGGAGCGGAGCGAGTCAAACACGGACGAACCTCACCGGGATCGTCCGGATGCCAAGGCCCTTGCCCTGCTCGCGGTTCACGAGGCGCTGGTAGTAGGCCTGCAGCTTGAGCAGGTCCGTCAGCGGCCACTCCTTGACCATGCGGTAGCCCGTGGCGTCGCCCACGCGATGCTCCGCCATGGGTGCGCTGATGTTCCCGGTGATGTAAGCAGAGATGGCCGCAAGCGCCTTCTCGGCGTCCGAGCGAATGTCCACGCCCGCCGCGAGGGCTGGCTTGATCTGGATCTTGCCGCCGTCCACGGTGTGGGTCTCGCCACCCTTGGAGACCTGCATCCGCCAGTCGTAGACGCCGGGGAACCAGGCCGAGGTGTCCTCCTCGAACAGCCACGCGCCCGCGTCCGGCGTGCCCGTAGTGAAGACGATGGGGATGGTGCCAGGGACCATCGCCGTGATGTCCGCCGCCCAGCCGTCCGCTGCCGAGTAGCCTGACGCCGACAGACGCAGCGCGAGAGTATCCCCCGCCACCAGGTGGCAGGGCATCGCGGACAGCGTGGTCTCAGCCATGGACCAAGAATCCGGCGGGCTGTGGCCTCCCTTCAGTGAACCGCTTTAAACGCTCAGCCGATGCCGCCCCGCCGCTGTTGCAGAAACCCGGGCAGGCGGGG